TTCTTTTCTAAATACAGTAATACGTTCAAGTATTTCATCTTGAGGTACATCTGTTAGTACCATAAGTAATATTTCACTTAAGAACTCTTGCATAAACACAGGCGTATCTGATCTACGTAAGTCTAAGCCCATTGCTTTAACTTTACCTGCTTTACCGTCAATATCTGTTCTAAAGCCTTCGTTGTCAATAACTAATGCCGCATAACGCTTCTTAGTAATATACAAACCAGACTGTGCAATAATTTCACGTCCTGCAGCAATAACATCTGAACGGCTCTTTGGACAATGAAATGCTTTCATCATAAAGTCGCTAAATGTTGTATTTGCTTTTTCGCACACCTGATCCATAAGTGTAATTACATTATCTTTGTCCCAAGGAATCTTTCCTGCGTCGATATCATTTTTTAAGATTGGATAAGCACTAAAGTAACAAGAGTCAGTATCACCATATATCATTGCTTCACCAACATGGTCATATGTGCCTGTAATAACTTTGTTAACTTCTGCACTCATGTGTTTAACAATAGTACGTCCTGTTAGTGTTGTTGATTGACCAATACGTTTATCAAAGAACCTACAACCAGGATTAAGAATAGCACCATACAAACTGTTTAAGTTAATCTTTTTAACTAACTGTCGCTTATCCCAATATTCTGTTTCAACAGCATTACCGGCATCTTTTGCTTTCTTAAGTTGTGCTTGTAAGTCTTTACGTTCACTATACCATCTTGCAAGAATACCTGGAATAACACCTTCAAACTCTGTTGTAAAGATTGTACCATTAGCACTAAGCATCCATGGATTGTTATTGTCAAAAATAATCTTGTATAGTTCAGCACCACTAAACACTTCAGTCTGTCCGTTTTCAAAGTCAACAGTAAGAGCAATGTCACGTTTCTGTTCCATGACTGCTTCATATTCTTCTGTACTAAAACGTCCTTCCCAACTTCCTGCAAACGACTTTTTCTTTAAGCCCATATCTTCTTGTACACGAGCATCTGATATCTCAGGACGTATTTGTCCAATAATAGTTTCGGGTGCCATATTCAATGCACGAATTACTGACGGATACAGTGAATTCAAATCCATTGATGCAATCCATTTGTGCAATCCTTTTTTCGGAAATGCTACATATGCACCAGCGGCTTGTGTGTTTTCGTCATCTCGCTTAGGTCTGTTAGGAACTTGTAGTCCTCTGTGATGTGCTTCGTTTACAATCGCTTGTTCTGTAACAGCAACAGCACCCATTGTGGTCTGTAGCAAAACAGTATTTGCGTGTGCAAGTTCGTTACTAAGATCAATAAATCTTAGTTTTTTGTCCAACTTGTCCAGTAGTGCGGTATCTTGTATGTTGTATTCGATGAACTTTCTAAAGTCATTGTTGTACAACTGGTCCAAAGTGCCTTCATAAGGAACTTTGTTTTCACCAACTTCGATTTCGCCAATGGCATCAAGTCTATATGTGTGTCGTTCTTCATATGTGTATTTACGATATAATTCCAAACTATCTAAATGCACTCTGCCTATTAGGTCAAAGGTAACAGCTGATTTACCATACTTTTCATATTCACGTTTCTTAGGTAACTGACCCCACAGACAAAAACGTCTAGTGTCGTCTTTGCTTAGTACACGACTAGTTCTGTTTACAGTATACGGAATATCATAACCTTCACTGTTCCAACCTGACAAGATATCAGCATCTTCAATCAGTGTTAAGAAAGTATCAATCATTTGACTTTCTTGTTCAAACAGCATTACATTATCAATGCCTTCTAGTTCTTTTTCAGCTTGTTCCATTGTAAGTGTCTTAGGCGGAACTGCTAAACATACCATTGTTTCTAACCACTGTAAGTATACAGATATAGAAGTAATAGGCATAAATGGATCAGCAGGATCGGCAAAGCCACGCTCTGGATCAAAGTCTGTCTCAATATCAAAGAAAGCAATGTTTAGTTTAGGAGCATCTTGGTTAAGATAGTTTTCGCTTAAACATTGGAAAATAGGATTGATGTCGCTTTCAAAAAGTTGTTTGTCTCGATTGATTGCTACTTCTTTTCGAAAGTCTTTTGTATTCTTACAAACAATACGACTTAAAGGATCGCCATAAACGCTCTTATACTTACCGCGAGGGTCTTTATAGTAAAATGTATATTTTGCTTGATATTCATGGAAATGTCTTTTTCCATCTTTGCGTTCGACAACTCTGATAATGTCAGAGTCGCGATCAAATAGTGCGTCTACGTAACTCAATTATATTTTCTCCTGTTGCTTATGGCCAACTTAACCTTCATACATGCCTGACAATTGTCTTTGGCGTTATACAATATATAGCCTACTTAGTGCTATCATGTTCATAATAATGAACCAACCTGTGAGTACTAGTACCCAAGGTAGTCCACGTCGATATGCTCCAAAAAAACTTGCACAACTACCTACAAAATAGAACGGTATAAAAATATCCGGTCTAGGAGTAAGTACAGTCCATGTTAGTATGCTACTTCCAATAATAACAGCAACAGCACCAATCATTTCTGCATAGTGTGCAATGGGGTCGGATTTAAGACTATCTGTGTAAAAGTCTTTTATGCTTTGCACGTTATTTGTCCTTACCGACAGTAACGACTAATGTTTCCAAGTCGTCAAAGTCATTCGCTACTTTCTCCCAATCACCTTTTTGTGCAATCTTAATTGCTTTATTAATCATAGACGGTTTAATGTCTAGTTCTTCTGCAACAGCCTTAACTGTTTCTTTAAGACCCAAATTCAAGTCTTCTATTTCCTGCATCACGGTAACGCCTTCGTTTACTAGCCGCTCTAATTTGGCCTTCTCTTCGGCACCATAGGTCCTACTGCTCATAAGTTCTCCTTTGAGTTTAGTTTGTAATTAGTATATTATATAGGAAATTTGCTTAGAAGTCAAGCAATTATTTTGATTTATATTCGTATTCTTTTAATTTACGATAAAGTTCATCTTTGATAAATGACTCTTTTTTGGCATTTTTAGTAGCAGTTGCGTACATAACTGCTTCTGCGTCTTTGCCGTAACGCTTCTCAAAATCGCCTTTATTTTTCTTCATGCCTTTTACAATCTTTTCCTTTTTCTTTTCTTCGCCTTTTGATAATGGTCTTTCTTTTATTAATGCCTCTAGTTTAGATACACGTTCTTCAAGTTGTTGAATACGTAGATCCTTGTCTGTTGTTTCTGGAATTGGTTGATAATCTTGATCTGTTATTGTTTCTACTACACGATTTGGTTGTGCTTTAGTAACACCTGCAAGAGCAGCAAAGTCGTTTACACTATAGTTCTTATCCATTTGTAAACTACCTTGTGGTACATCTACACTTTCTTGCACATAGTTTTTTGTGGATTCAGCACTTTGTTGCGGTTGCCCGCCATTAGCCATACCCATTAATGCTTCTCTATCTGCTTGAGGATTCGAAGGAAATAAGTCCTTCATCATTGAACTCATTTTGTAAAAGTCATCTGCCATAATTACATCTTCACGCAGTTATCTACAGTCTTGCCGCCTTTTTTCTTGGTGCCCATACGCTTGTAGCCTTTCCAGCATACTTTGCCGTCAACGCCTTTTTGCTTTTCTTCTGGTAGTGTTGTGTAACTTGGATTGCCACATTCTTTACAAACACTTTGTTTTGCTTCGTGTAGTTTATCCATTAATCCTTTTTTATACGGATCGTTTACACTTTCGGCATGCATAGCAGCCATGTGTGCTTTATATTTTTTAGTACCTTTTTTGTGTGGGCTTTTGCCTTCAACTGTAGGTTCTTGAGGTTCGTTAAATCTTAAATCATAATCTAATGAATGGAAAACGCTACTCATGTAGTCTGCAGCTTTAGTAATTTTAGCCTGTTGCCAACCTTCAATACCTTCTGCTTCTGTAACTTTTTTCATCATGTCGTGTAGTTCGATAGCATACTTTGCAATCTTGTATAAGTCTGCACGAGCCATTTGTACTTCATGATCACGTTCAGCCATGTCTGCTTTATCAGCAAGACCTTCAGTTGTTTTTTCTTTTTCTTTTTGCTTTGGATCAGAATCTGGAGTTATCATGCTTTTCCATTTATTTTTAATACCTTTACGTAAAGAATCAGGATCTGTTACTTTGCCAGTTGCTTGATATCCTTTTGCAAACCCTTGAGCAAATGCACCTTTAGGTTTTTTGTTTGGATCTACTTTAGGTTTTTTATCTTTATCAGCCATTTTATTGCACCCTTTTAATTGGTTTACCGCCCATAATATTGTTATCCATGTCTAACGCATTAACAGCAGTACCATCTTTGTTTTTCTTTTGTGGTGCTACTGGAACACCTTTTTTATCACGTTTAATTTTAGCATTAGCCGCAACCGGATTAGCAACCGATGCTACGTTGCCCGATGCTGTAGCGCCTGCTGTAGCACTTTCTGTTGCAGGTTGTGCTTCGCCTTCTTTAGTTAAATAATCCC